TGGTGATACAAAAGAATTAGTAGTTGATTTAAATCTACTCCATGATTGAGTTCTTGATATAATAGTATTACCACTTCTAAGAGTAGCATTTTTGACAAGACTTGATACACCACCTTTAAGAGACATATTAAGAGTTGTTGCAGTATTACCTGTTGCTGGTTTAGCAGTTAAAGTAAGAACACTATCACCACTTAAGATAGCTCGTCTTTCTAAAACATATCTAACAAAGTTATTACTTGCGATTTGTGGTTGCATTACAGAAGTATGGACATGCATATTCTCCATTTGATATTCATCGGTCGTTTTAAGAGGATTTCTAATAATTCTACTCATATTTATATTATAATAATATAAAAAATTTTTAAAAATAATTTAATTAAATTTTATTTAAATTTAGGAGAGAACTTGAATACCTTGTTCATTCATTAGAAGAGTATTTTTATTAACTGCAAAAGAATAAAGACCCATAGGAGATTGTCCATCCATATTGGTATCAAGTCTAAGACCAAAAGTTGTATTTCTAAAATTAACACCTTGATTAGAAAAACTATCAAGGTCGACACCAAGAGTGAATACAGGTTTTGCATCAGTAGAACCAATAGCAGATAAGTCAGATAATTTAACACCATTAGAAGTTAAATCTGTTGATTTACCAGTTTGTGTTTCAAGGTCTACTAAAGTATGTTTAAGCATTTTGTAAGGGACTACAGATGTAAGACCGGATTTAAGAACAGGTACCATTGGGTTAGTTTCTTGTGATTGCTTAAGAACTTCAAGTTCATCTTCAATTGGGAAAGCAACAGCACCACGAGAAAATAGAACTCTGTTTAGTTCAGCATCACTACCATAATTAGCACCAGTCTTTAGTTTAGTAGTTTCAAAAGAATCTACACTAATGTTATTTGTTTGATTAGTAGGGACAACATTTGTAAATACAGATTTAACTTTTGATAATCCCCAGTTTAGATTGGTTGTAGAGTTGCTTGAGTTTTGGACATTGTAAATAGAGTTTTTAGTTTCAAATTGAATTTGGAGAGTTTTTTGTTTATCTAATTGATTTTTTAAATCAGGTGGAAGAATCATAATATCAGCACTAATATATGGGTCCTTAACTTCATAAAAAGCAAGAGAGTTAGCAGCAGAAGCAGTTAAGAATTGTTCATCACTTGCAAGTTGTAGACTGAGCATAAGTGGTAAATGACTTAAAGGGATTTCTTGTGCCATCAATCCACTAACTTCATGTAAAGGGATTGATACTGATATTTCTCTATTAACAAGATTACCTGTAATACTTTTACGTGGTGCTACAAGTAGTTTATTTGAAAGAGACGAAAGATATTCATCTTTTGAATGAGATGAAGGCATTGTAGTTGCTTTCTCACGTCCGACATTGATTCTTGATTCAATTGTTTGATTAGTTTTAAGTTCTGATACATTAACTCTTTCAATCATACCAAGAACACCAATTCTTTCATTAATTGTAATGACTGATGGTGTCCCACTAATATTACCATTATTATCAGGTAGAGCACCTGCTTGTGTATTGACACGGAGTTTAAAATGAAGATAAGATGATTTACCCATAAGCATACCATCTTGTTCAATTTGAAAATTAATTATTGGATTACCTTTTTTGAATGAGTAAACGGGTTGACTATTTAGAGGAGTTATCATAACTTTTTGGATTCTTTCTACTGGCATATTTATATTATTATAATATAAAAATTTTTAAAAATAATTTTAATTTAAATTTTTTTAATTATCCCATTACTTCTACAATATTACCTTTAATTAGCATTCTGCTATTATGACAGACATAATTATCAAATTGTTTAGTTGATAGACCTGCACCCTCATATAAGACTGATAATCTAACATCACCATTAAGAGTTGCTACGTGTCCATAACGACTAAGAGCACGTCCAATTAAAAATCTATCTTGGGAGTTTTTAAGATTACGCACGTCCATTTTACAATTGACTAAAGACTTTTCAAGTTCAATAAGATGAAGCATTTCAGGTTTTTTAACAGCATCAGTTAATCTTTTAAGAACTACAGGACGAGTAGGGACAGATTCATTATCAATATGGTATTGATATTCACGAGAACCGCTTACATCAGTTTTAAAGCAATCATCTTTAAGAGATGAATATTTAGAACTATCGAATGGAAGAGATAAAATACTATATGCCATCTTTTGATTAGCGGGGATATTTTGTGAACTCATACCAGTAGTAGATGATAAAGTATTTCTGTAAAGTTGGAATGATTTATAGTCATAGTTAAGACCTTTACCACCTACTTGCTTCATTAGAGATTTTACATAACTATCAGGAGGTGCTACTACATTCATAACTAATTCTACATTAGATATTTCATAATCAAGTTTAGGAAAATCAAGATTACCTGCAGATTGATTAGCAATTGAATATCCATTTAGAATATCATCATGCTTAAAAAATACTCTATCACCTACAAGAACAGCACGTGGGAGGTTAGTAGTAAGAGCAACAGCACCGCAGATATTTAATTGAAGATTATCATTACCATCTTTTTGTAGACTAACAACTCTACCAAGAACATTTTCACTTGTACCATCAGCAGCAGAGTAATATACTTTCATACCTACTTTAAAATGATTGTTATTAGTCCCTGTTTTATTAACACCACCAACTCCTGTATCATTAACAATTACACCAAACGTATCATCTACTGCTGCTTTTTGAACAGCATTTGCTGCTATAGCGACAGCAATTGTAGAATGAGTATAAGATGTATCAAAAGGTGTTAGACTTCTACTAATAGAATCAAGATTGATTTGTAGATTGAGACCACCTGTAGCAATAAGAGGAAATACTTTACCACTATTTAAAACACCGCTTAAATGAAGTGGAACTTCTGTCATAAGAGATTTAGATGCTTGTTTTGTAGTCATTGGTGTATCAGTTCTCCAATCACCTTGGTTATCATAATAAAGAGAATCGCTTACTTGGTTAATGCCACGATCACAGCCCTCTGTCAAAATTTTCATATTTGCTAATGTATCATTTTCACCATATTCTGTAATATTTGCTAAAAGACTATTATATGATTGAATATCTTCTAATGTAGCATCATTATTACCACTTCTTACAATTACACTTCTAAATAGAGATGAAATACCACAACGGGCATCAGGACGGACAACACCTGTTACACCTGACACTTTAATAGTAGAACGAACAACTAAATCATTTGTATCTACAAAACCATGATTATCAGGTAGATGAAATTTTACAATATTTTGAGAAGAACTGCTATATGTTCCATTGAATTCTGGTTTTATTGATATTCTTTTTGTATCACTAAACATTTTATATAATATAATATAAAAAATTTTTAAAAATAATTTAATTAAATTTAAATTTATATTATTTTTATTTATATGAACTAATAGGACGCGCTACTGCTCCTCTTGTTGCACTTGTAATTCTGGGAGGTGGAGGTAGTTTTGGTGCTTCTTCATGATGATGTCCAAAAATTGAATGTAATACATTACCTAAAGCATCAACTCCTAAAAATACAGGTGCTAATTCTGGAGCTGCTAAACTGGCACCACCTTCAATAGTTCCAAGAATACTGCTCCCTGCTTTACCAAGTCCTAAATTTTGTCCTGTTTCAAAACCACTAACACCTGCACCTACTCCCATTAGAGTAGTTCCTGCTTTTGATAATAGACCTGTTCCAACTGATTTAAGACCTTCAACACCTTCTTCTGCTGCAGTTGCTAATTTACCAACTTTACCCGATACTTCTTCTGCTGCTCCTGCTACTTTTCCTGTTATTTTTTGTGCTGCTCCTGTTGCTTTTCCTGCTGCTCCCTTAGCGGCATCTTGTATTTGTTGTGCACCTCTACCAACTATACTTTTTACAGCACCTTCTGTTTCTTCAACAGCAGATTCACCTGCTCTTGCTGCTAATGATTCAGGGTCACCATCTAATACATCAGGTAAGTTTTTATTTCCTAATCTCGTTTGAACAGTACCAATTCTTTCACCAACTCTTTCACGTAATTCACCGGCACTTTCTCTTAAGTCTCCAAATTTTTCACCAAGTGTTCTTTGTATATCACCTAATCTTTGTTTAACAATAGGTAAATCCTTTTGACCTTGACCAAATGATTTATATAAATGAGGTGTTAGATTAACTAAATTACCAATTGATTCTTTCATTTCTTCTGCACGTGCACCATCAATATCATTTTTAAAATAGGCATTTTGAATAGCACCTTCTACCTTATCAGAATATTTCTTTTTAACATCTTCTAACATTTGGTCAGCAGCATCTGTTTCACTTGTAAATCTATTATTTAATTGAAAATAATTTTCCATTTTATTAATTAAAATATTATTTATTAATTTATTTTTTTTAAATTTTTTTTATAATTCTCTTATATTTAATTCATCAGTAAAAGTTTTATAAACTCTTCCAGTTTGTGTTTGTATATATAAAAATGTATAAGGGTCACGTTGGACTAAATCCTTATAAATTTTTAACATCCTGTCAATACCATAAAAAAAAGAATCTCCAAATTCTTCTGCGATTTTTAAAATTTCTCTATCATTAATATTCCAACATATTAATAAATCACTACAATTAGCACGTAAAACGGGAGGACAATATTTAAATACCTGCGTTGTTATTATAAGTGTTAAGTTGTAATGTCTATATCTACTGCATAAATACCACAGATATGAGCCACGCCCCAATCCTTCAGCACCAATACAATCATCTATTATAATACAACGTGCTGGCATATCTTCTTTAGAAAATTCTTTTTGACTTTCAACAATTGATTTTACAATATTATCATCATAATCATTAAAAACATTTTCACTATATTTATCTACTAAAAAACGAGAGGTTACATCTTGAGACGCAGTTTGTGATATAATGGTTACATCATCAAACATATCATTATAAAAAGAATCATTTAATAATAGATTAGATATAATAGTGGATTTACTTGCCCTTACTTTACCAACCAATAGAATTAAAGCATTATTTTTAATATTTGGTAGATTTTCTGGTATATCTGGCATATTATTATTCTTAGGATTTTGTTCATCTTGTATTTGTAATATTTTAAACTTATCCATTAGATATTTATATATTATTATATAATTAATAAAAATAATTTATTTAATAGTTTTTACATGTTATCAAATTGACTGGCATCTAAATTCATTATTTTTTTATTTTTAATTATTTTATAAATGATGCTTGAACTTTCATCTATATCAGCAGCATTACCATCAGGTGTATTTATAGAAGTTGTTATTGAACTTACATTATATTGTTTATCACACATATAAGTTAATGTTTGTTGTTGTGAATATATAAACGAACCGGATGTATAAGATTTAGTAATATAACCAATAGCAGATAAATCAGAGTTTTTAGGACCTCCTATATAAAATTTATTATCAATTAAATCTGTATTGATTACTAAATG